TCAATACAACTACAAATAAGATCAAAAGTATCCTCAACAGTAATTGTAGAATCACTACCAAAGTTAGCTTTGATGAATTCATTTAATGATGGATATCTCATTCTAAGAGATAAAGATTCATCTAACTTAATATCTTTACTATGTTCTGGATCAATTCGAACTTTAATTTCATCTAGTGCAATGCTCTTAGGAACTTGTGTAGTTCCATCATCAGGGCAGGTGATCAAAACATCTACAGTTTCACCGACAGATTTTCCTCTAATATTTAAAAAGAGATACTCAATGTCAAACGTAGATAACTCTTCTATTTTAATACCTTTAGTTTTAATACAATTAGATATTACTTCTTTAACTGCGTTTGCAATCTGACGATTATCCTCAGATTCCATAGCAAGTATTAGAATCTTTTCTTCTTTAACTAGAAAAGGTCTATACTTAACATTTTGTTTGGTAGATGGTATTTCCAACTCATAAGTTGGTGTAGCGATTGTTGGTAAAGGCATAATAACCTATAAAGACTTCAGTAAAATTATTTAGAGTTGTTTTAGAAAGTTCTAAAACTTGTATCCACAACTTTTTTACTATCGAATGATTTAGGCCATTCAATATTCGATGTATCAATAGCAGTGTCTCTAGCAAATTTATATTTGTCAGCGTTTTGATAAAGTCTAGTGATCTGGTCTGTACTTAAATTAGCAATGTTTTTATTACTACTGTTAAATGCATTAGCATACTTTGCTTCTTCATTATTTGCATTTTGCCTAGATTCAGATAAACTATCAGTTTTTCCAGGAACGTAACGATCATATGTAAAAGTTACACCCAAAGTCATAATATCTGATGCTTGATATGAAACTGAAATACTATTCATAGAACTAGGAAACAACCCAAGAAAATTATATTCTAATTGTTGCTTATAATCTCTTTCAAATTTTGTAATCTTAGTAGCATCAGATTTATAGTAGTTTGGAAACTGAAAACGAGTGCTATAATTTTTTCTTGATATTTTTACTTCTGGTTTTTTCTCAGCACTTGGAGTTAATGATTGATTGTGAGTTCCACTTGCAATAAACTCCATCCAGTGCTCAAAAAACTTAATTGTTTTATATTCTTTATCAACATAAATTTCCATACTCATTTCAGTAAACTGACGGGTATGGGCAAATTTCTCAATCACACCCATATAATCAATTGCTTGTGCGGTTGCAAAAGAAGTTGTAGGGATAGATGCATCTCTAACTAAAAGACCAGCAGATTCCGCAATAAATCTTGAGTCAACTCCACGACGAGTTAAGTAAGCTATAAGTTCTGGATTCTGAGATATTCCAAACTGCACTAAAAAATGTGAAGTTTGCGCTAGGTTCGTAAATAGTGGTTTAATATCTGATATCTTACGAGGACTGACCACTCTAAATACCTATTATGAGCGTTGTAGTATAGTTATTTAGATGTCATATAAGGGAAAATATAGACCATCGTATCCTCAAAAATACAAAGGTGATCCCACAAATATCATCTATCGTTCTCTTTGGGAACGAAAGTTTATGGTTTATTGTGATAAAAATCAAAATATTCTTGAGTGGGGGAGTGAAGAATTAGCACTACCATATCGCTCTCCTATTGATGGAAGAATACATCGATACTTTCCTGACTTTTATATTAAAGTTAAAGAAAGCACGGGTCAAATTAAAAAATATCTAATTGAGGTTAAACCAAAACGCCAAACAGTAGAACCTGCAGTTCAAAAAAGAAAAACAAAACAATACATTTATGAAGTTGTTGAGTATGCTAAAAACCAAGCAAAGTGGAAAGCAGCAAAAGAATTTTGTAAAGATCGCCTCTGGGAATTTAAAATCATAACAGAAGATGATCTAGGTATCAAATAATGCCAAGAAAAACTCTAAAAGAAAGACAAGAAACAAAAAAATCAACAGAACAAGATTTATATCCAGTAGATACTGATGATACTAAGAATAGGGTGAGATCAGTTGTAGATAACTTGACTGGAAAAGAAGATCCTGATGATGTTATGTTAGAACTATTAGAAGTTCTACAAGAAAGTGATGGAAGACCGACTTCGGGAAAGTTTTATATTTTTGTATATAATCCAAAAACACCCAATATTAGATATGACCAAAATCCTTTAGTCGGTGTTACTGATGTATTTCAGTGGGGATTTCGTGGAATTAATTTTCACTGGGGTCAACCAAGACAATACACTTGGTCAGAAATTGCGGGTTCATTATATGAAGTCTATAGATCAGAATTAAAAGATTTGCAAGGCATCAATTTTTCAAATTTCAGAATAAATAACTAAAAAATAGCCAGATGGCAAAGTTAACAGGTTATCAAATTTTTAGATATCCAAGAGAAATAATAGATGAGTCTGATGACTACATTAGAATCAGTGTGGTTAATTATAAACCACCTGGATTTGGATCTAGAGAAGGATTTCGTCTTAAATCATCTGATGACCCACAATCAGATCTAACAAAGAATTTAAAAACTCCTGTCTGTTCAATTATTTTGCCAATGCCCCAACAGATTCAGGATGCAAAAACAGTAGAATGGGGTGAAAGTAAAATGAATTCTATTGCCGCTGCTGCAGGGGGTGCGGCTGGAAATGCACTTTTATCCAGCAATCCAATTGAATCTATTGTTGACAGTGTTATTAAAGGTGGTGGAAATTTAATGAATGTTGCTGGAAATGCAAAGGAATCTCTCGCAAAAGGATTTGGTGCAGCAGCAGTCAATACATTAATTGGACAAGAAAATATTGATCCATTTGAGGCTGTAACTCGTCAAACAGGATCAGTGTTAAATCAAAACCAAGAACTTCTTTTTCGTGGAGTAAGTTTAAGAAGTCATCAATTTAGTTGGACATTGACTCCAAGATCTAAAGCAGAAGCAGATGAAATAAAAAACATTATTAGGATCTTTAAATCGTCAATGTCTGCTAAAAAACAAGGTGCAGTTGCTGATAAGGGAGCAGGAATTTTTATTCAATCTCCTGATGTATATCAATTACAATACTTTAGTGGAAAAAAACCTCATCCATTTTTAAATGTTTTTAAAATATGTGCATTAGCTAGTTTATCTGTTGATTATACAGCAACTGGAACTTATGCAACCTATGCAGATGGAACACCTATTCAGGTGTCACTGGGGTTAACATTCCAAGAATTGACTCCAGTTTATGCAGAAGATTATGATACAACAAATGGTCAAAATGGAGTCGGTTACTAATGTCATACTTTAGAGAACTACCAGATTTAGAATATCAATCACCATTAACTGACAGAATTTCATCAACTCAATATGTTCGCGTAAAGAACATCTTTAGAAGACTTAAAATTCGTGATGATCTTAAAGATGTGTTTGTTCTTTTTAACAAGTACATTATTCCAGAAGGTGCTAGACCAGATACTGTAGCAGAAGAACTGTATGGAAAAGCAGAATTAGATTGGGTTGTTTTAATAGTTGCTAACATTACAAATGTCAGAGATCAGTGGCCACTAAGTAGTCGAGATCTTTATAGATTTTGTGAAAACAAATATGGAGATGACTTAAATAACGTTAGATTTTATGAAACCACTGAAGTTAAGGATTCCAAAAATCGTTTGTTCTTACCAAAGGGAAAAGTAGTTGATGCATCATTTACTATTACTAAACCAGACTTTCCAGCAGAAACATTAAATCCTGTGATTGGGATTACAAACTACGAATATGAAACTCTTCTCAATGAAGAGAAAAGAAAAATCGATATTCTTAAGAGAATTTATCTACAACAATTCTTAACTGATGCCCGTGATATTGCTTACTATACAGAATCATCCCAGTACGTTGATCGTACCCTAATCAGAACAGAAAATACTAGAAATAAGATGCTATAAAAAAGGGGGGCATGTGCCCCCCGAATAAATCACTCTTCAGCGAGTCGTTGGAAATAACTCAGAGTATCATCATCTTCATCTACATCAACTGAAGCAGTACGAGTTGGTTTCAGATTGCTCAATTCAGAACGAAGATCTTCGGTAAGTTCACGAGTCGAACCACGAGAATAATCTTCCTCTTCAGCAACTTCCTCATCAACACGACGGGAACCTTTGGAACCAAGCACATAGTTAAGGCGCTTCTTCAGTTCATCATAGGACTTAAACTGATCAGCGGCGGTCAGTTCAGCAAGAGAATACTGCTTCTTCCAGATTGCTTCCATCGCATCATCATCGTCAAGCAGAGCACCAGGAGCGGCAAACTCACTGGAATCATAGTTACGATAACCAGCAACATTCTTTGCCTTCAGTTTGAAATTGGCACCTTGCCAGAAGTCAAACGGATCAATCGCTTCCTCATCTTCAAACTCAGGTTGCATCGCAGCGGTGAGTTTGTCAAAGATCTTCTTACCATACTTATACAGGAAGACTTTACCTTCATTGTCGGGATTAGCGGGATCCTTCACCACATAAATGTTAGACACATAGGTCAGTTTACGCTTCTGCTTGCGGGCAAGTTCTTTACCAGCATCAGTACCGTTGTTCCACAGTTCGGAGTTCAGTTCCGACACAGGATCCTTCTGACCCAGAGTGGTCAGAGAGTTCTCAATGTACCAACCACCAGAACCTTGGAATGCGTGACTGTAGAGTTTCACGAACGGAAGGTCCTCACCGTTCGGAGCAGGTAGGAAACGGATAACGGCATAACCATTGCCGCTCTTATCACACTCCAATTTCCATAGGCGGTCATCACTAGAACCGCTACCAGTATTCATTTTTTCCACTTCTTTGACCAGTTTTGCGGTCAAAGATCCCAGTTTAGATTGCTTCTTAAGGTCAGCAAAAGACATTTGGATTACCTCGGATTAATTGGATTTGGGAGATTACTTAGATATTATAGCAGCAATGACCTCAATGGTCAACAAACTGCTTTAAGGATTCGATTGTTTTGGTCACGCTGTTAAATAAAACTTGCATATCAGTTTCTGGTGGGAATCCCATCAGTGCCACTGATTTGCGTAGGTTCTCTTTCATTTCAACCGCTTTTGGGTCTTCAGAAAGAGACAAACGTGTATACATTACACGTTGCTTTTCGAGCAACATTTGCAATTTCTCAATGTGTTCCAACTTAGTATCACGGTCCATCATACCAAAAGTGAGAATACTTCCGTAAATCTCCTCTTGTAACTTATTAATTTCTTTCAGTTCATCCTGAATAATATCGGAATCGAAAAAGCTACTCATCTATGATTTCCCGTAAAATGCGTTTAAACTGGAATACGTCAATATTTAGAAAGGGTGTGTATTTTTTAATTTTTAAAGATACGGTCTCCCACACTGGATCTAAAAGTTTCTTATCAAACTTCTTCCCAAACAGGAATATTTTATCATAGATGATTAGGGTTTCTAGGCTAATCTTCCCACTCAGGAACTTTTTTAGAACTAGTGGATGCCCTTTGGAACAACTCAAAGCATCGTTTAATTTGATTTCCGAGAACAATTCGTTGCTTTGTTCTTTGAATAAGTAGGTCAAACTCTGTTGGCGGCGCATCCAGTCTGCGTAGGTCCTTTCGCCAGAATTGATAATTTCTCCAATCCATAAGTTCTGTGGGTTGTCTGCTGATACAAAGTTTGACACAAAAAAGTCTACTATTTCCTTATCAGAATACTTGCGACTTGCTTTTTCGAAAAAATATTTATCTTTGCGTCGATTAAAAGAAGTCATTGTTGCTCTAGATTTGCCTCCATACTTAAAAAAGTCATATTTACTATTAGTAAAATGACTTTTCATAGAGAGATAAGTTTGATATGTCTCAAAAGGACTCATAGCGGAAGTTTTGCTCTCGAAGTTTTTTTCATAAAGTTAAGACGAGTAGCGTCCCACTTTAATCTTTCTTTTAGTGGTTTTGAAATAAGTTTAGTAACAGATTCTACCTCAAGACTATTAATTTCACAATAGTGAACAATAGCATCGATGTAATTAAATTTTTCTTCCGCAACAATCTTTTCAATCTCCAAAGCAAACTTTGAGGGAGTTAAAAACTTATTTTCTATTGCCTGTTCTAGTTCTTTATTTGGTTCCATAGGCGTTAAGTTTATCTCTAACAAATTCTCTAATATATTTGCTGAGTAGTTTGATGTACTTTGATTTGTCTCTTTCTTCATAGACGACGCATTCTCCATTTTCACAAGCCATGATGATTACAAGTTTTTTAACTGAAATACCAGTCAGTTCGTATAGCATACAACCGTAAGCCATACATTGAACAAAATAATGTTCGATCCACTCTCGTGGTTTTGGTTTTTTAGAAGTCTTAAAGTCGATTATTGCTAACTCACCGTCATATTCAGCGATACAGTCAACAGTCCCAGCAATACCTAGTTGCTTACTATATAGGGACCCTTCTAGGGCGTAAATATTATTTATACGCTTTAAGTCCGTTTTCGAGATCTTAAAAAGAAAATCCGCAATCGGCGCAACAGACGGCAAGTCTTTATTGTCAAGATAATTCTCCACAAGAGAATGCATGTCTGTGCCGCGAGAAGTAGCCGCTTTAGTAATCTTTTGCGCTTCATCCTCACCAATCTTTTTGCGCCAGTTATTGAAGATTTCACGATTAATGTGACTCGTAACAGAAGTAATCGATACAAGTTTCAGAAGTTGATCTTCATCTGGAACCTTATAATAACGAACTCCATCAATGGTCTCCCTCTCAAGTTGAGGGAGATTTAAATCAACATGTGTAAACATTAAAAACCTGATTCTATTTTAGCAATAATATACTCCTTAACAAATCCTGAGCGAACGATGTCGTCAACACCGAATTCAATAAGATCTATAGATGGCATTGATCTTAAGATTTTCATAAAATCAATAATACCATTACGTTCATTTGTTTTTATAAGATCTGACTGAGTCGCATCTCCACAAAAACAAATTTTGGTATTTTCACCAACACGTGTAATTATACTATCTAATTCATGAAAATTCAAGTTTTGGAATTCATCAACAATTACAATAGCATTATCAAGTGTGGTTCCGCGAAGAAATGAAGTTGACCAAAACTTAATAGTTTCCTGTGCCTTAAGATTGCCATAAAGCATTTCAAAATCTGCATCAGAAGGCATCTGGAACATATACTTCACCATATTCTTATAAGGAATCTGGTAAATATCTGCCTTATCATCATGAGAACCAGGAAGAAATCCAATTTCTCTGGTAGCAACTAATGAACGGACAATGTAAACCTTCTCATATGGAGTTCTTTCATCAAGAACATCACAAAGTGCGTTGTAAAGTGTGATAAATGTCTTACCTGTTCCAGCACAACCATAGGCAACTATATGTTTTCCTTGAGTATAAGAATCAAATAATTTTTGTTGATTATCTGTTAATGGTTCAATATCGACAAGGAAATCACTATTAAGTGGTTTTTTTCTTCTCAATTGCTTGGCAGTCATGCCAATACCAATTGGAGATTCGCTCTTTCTTTTTCTGGTTGCCATTAGAGTTTCTTTACAGTAGAACCAGGTGCCTTTGATGCTTTTCCAAGCACTTCATTCCATCCAGGATTTCGTGAGACGAGTTTATCTCTCCATTCACCAACTTCTCCTGGACTTGCGGATCCTTGTGACCAATCCCTGGACCACTGGGGATTGTCCTGATACCACTGTGTGATGTCGTGAACGCTCATTTCAATCACTTTGGTCTCACCAGTTTCTTTGTTTATAATTGGATAAATCGCCATAGGTTATGAAATCACGATAATTTATTTAGATCCATTCGAGAGCTTCTGAAACTGATGGAAATTGTTCGGCAAATACCGTCTTACAAGCATTTGCAATATCCATATGTTCCTTTTGAGTTCCGTGTGCGGAACGAAGATTGATATAATGTATCCATGAACGGCATGATCCTGTCATATAAATTTTTGTAGGGACTGCCAAAGGTAGTACAAACCTAGCACACTCCTTTGCAACCTCATACTCTAGGAGTTCCTTGTAGAGTTCCTGGGCAGCGTCAAAATGATCCTGAATCTTTGCGTATAAATGAATCTTCAGATCCACTGGAAGATCATCAATGGAGTTCTGACGGTTCTTTGTGTCCTGACGACGAAGTTCAGGCAAAGGAATATCTTCTCCTAGAAGATTAGTATCAGCATAGCGTTGAGAAAACTCTTGAAATGTAAAAGAACGGTGTCGCAAAATTTGAGCCGCGATACCACGAGTCGTCTCAATCTCAAGCGTCATAGTAGACTGTTCAAACACAGACCAATGATTATGCTTAATACAATAAGCA